TATCTGGGACAGGATGGATAAAAGAAGGTATAGTCAGAAAAGTTATGAAAATTAATAATGAATTCGTTGATGCGGCAGTATATGGTATGTTAAAAGACGAATGTAAATGGATAAAAGGATATAAAAAATAATATGGGCGGAAAAGCACAACCACAAATGCCACCACCAGTAGATACTAGAGTAGAAGATGCGGCGGCTAAAGCTGAAGCTAAATTAGCGGCTGAAAAGAAAAAAATGATTGATACAAAGAAAAAAGGTATGGGTTCTACTATTTTAAATACAGGTGAAGGTATAGAAGAAGAAGCAACAACTTCAACTTCATTATTAGGTGGTAAAAAATATTAATGGCAACTACATTTGAATATATTAAAAAAAGATGTTCTGCATTAGAATCTGACCGACAAACTTGGGAAGATCATTGGCAAGATATTTTAGATTATGTAATGCCAAGAAAAGCAGATGTTACTTTTGTTCGTGCTAAAGGAACAAAACGAACAGAAGTATTATTTGATTCAACAGCTATCACAGCAAATAATTTATTAGCCGCAAGTTTACAAGGAACACTTACATCACCTTCATTACCTTGGTTTCATTTAAAGTTAAGAGATAAAGAATTAAATGAAAATAGAGATGTTCAATTATGGTTAGAAGATTCAGCAAGAAGAATGTATGATACATTTAATGAATCTAATTTTAATACAGAAGTACATGAATTATATTTAGATTTATGTTCAGTTGGAACAGGCTCTATGTTTGTAGAAGAAGGTAATAATGGATTTGCAAATGATGGAATACATTTTAATACACTACATATTGCAGAATATTTTATTCAAGAAAATATAAATGGACAAGTAGATACACTTTACAGAAAATATAAACTTACTGCAAGACAAGCAATTGAAGAATTTGGTGAAGATAATTTAGGTGAAAAAATAATAGAAGCATCAAAAAATAAACCAGATAAAAATTTTAATTTTATTCATGCTATAGAACCTACAAAAGATTATGAAAGAGCATTAGGAAAAGCATCAACTAAATTACCATTTCATTCTTGCCATGTTTGTGTTGAAGATAAAATGGTTGTTCGTACAGGCGGCTATAATGAATTTCCTTATTTAGTTCCTAGATGGGCAAAAGCAACAGGGGAAATTTTTGGAAGATCGCCTTCTTATAATGCATTACCAGATATTAAAACTTTAAATAAAGCAGTTGAAATAGGATTAAAGGCTTGGGCAAAAGCTATTGATCCACCATTACTTGTTCAAGATGATGGTGTAATTGGTAGAGTTAGAATGACACCTGCTGGAATTACAGTAGTTAGATCAGATGGTGCGATTAAACCATTACAAATTGGTTCTAATTGGCAAATAACTGATATGAAAGAAACTCAATTAAGAACAGCAATTAGACAAGCATATTATTCAGATCAATTACAATTACAAGAAGGCCCACAAATGACGGCAACAGAAGTACAAGTTAGATATGAATTAATGCAAAGACTTCTTGGCCCAACATTAGGGAGATTTCAAAGTGAATTTTTAAATCCATTAATTGAAAGAACATTTGGTATTATGTTAAGAGCAGGTGCATTAATGCCAGAACCAGATGTAATTAAAGGACAACAAATAGATGTAGAGTATGTTGGCCCACTTGCTCGTTCTCAAAGAATGGAAGAATCTGTTGCTATTGAAAGATTATATGGATTAGCAATGAATGTTGTACAAGTTGATCCATCAATTATGGATAATATTAATCATGATGAAGCTATTAGATTAAGAGCAACTCTTTTAGGTGTTCCTAAAACTGTTTTAAGAGGTAGAGATGAAGTAACAGAATTAAGAGAAGAAAGAGCAGAACAACAACAACAAATGGCATTAGCACAACAACAACAAGCGGCAGGTGATGCAATGCAATCACAAGCTAAAGCGGCTAAAGATATGGCTGATCCTAGAGTACAGCAAATGATGGAAGAAACGCAAGAAGATATGGGTGTATCACCAGAAACTTTAGCTGAAAGTGTACAACAGTAATGCCTTCTGATGAAGACATATTAAAACAATTAAAACAAGATTACAGAATTACTTTTTCATCTAAAGAAGGTGAAAGAGTATTAGCTGATATTCAATCAGCTTATTATCATAGAGGTTCATTTATAAAAAATGATCCCCATGAAACTTCATACCGAGAAGGTCAAAGATCGGTAATAATCAGAATAATAAATCTAATGAAGGAGGATAAAAATGTCTGATACGACCACTCAAAACGACAATCCTGTACAGGAATCTACTGTATTAGGATCGCAAGTAAGTGATAATCAATCTGAAGATTGGAGATCATCCTTACCAGATGAATTAAAAGCAGATGCTACTTTAAGTAATATTAAAGATTTAGAATCTGCGGCTAAAACATTAATTCATCAACAAAAAATGTTAGGTAGTAGAATACCATTACCTAAAACAGATGAAGAAAGGTCTGAACTTTATACAAAGTTAGGAAGACCAGAAAATGCATCTGGATATAAAGTTGAAATACCACAATCACATCAAGGGTATTTTAAAGAAGATCAAGTAAATGAGTTTAGAAATGTTGCTCATCAAATTGGTTTAAATAATGAACAAGTTAATGCTTTAATTAATTATCAAATGAAAAGTATTGACAATGATGTAAATAATGAACCAAGTAGATTAGCTATAGCTAAACAAGAAACTGAAAATGCTTTAAAACAAGAATGGGGTTTAGAATATGATAAGAATATTCGTTCTGCACAAAGAGCATTAGATGTATATGGTGATCCTGAAATGAAAGAATTAATGAATGGAGAAGCAGGTAATCATCCTGCTGTAATTCGTTTATTTTCAAGATTAGGTAAAGAAGTTACTGAAGAAATGGCTAAAAATACACAAAATAATACATTAGCTGTATCACCTTTAGATGCTAAAACTGAAATTGATAGTATTTATGCTAATGCAAATCATCCTTATCATAAGCCACAAGATAAGGAACATAAGAATGCAGTAGAACATATGCGTCAATTACATGAAAAAGTATTTGGAAAATCATAAGATTTTTGTTATAATCTAAATATCTAATTCGCCCTAGTTTTGGATAACGAATGGGTAGCCGTGATTGGCTTTAAACTTCCGAATGATCGTATCGTTTACGATAAGGTTTCCCGCAAGGATAAAAGCCGATTAACGGAATATGGTAAAATACCAATGTGGTACTTACCCCCTATTCTATAACAAGTAAAAACTAGGAAAAAAATATGTCAACTCAAATTACTACAGCTTTTGTTGAACAGTATAAGAGTAATGTATTTCATCTAGCACAGCAAAAAGGTTCTCGTTTAAGAGATGCTGTTAGAAGCGAAACTGTAACAGGGAAGGCACACTTCTTTGAAAGAATCGGCTCTACTGCGGCTCAAAAAAGAACTTCACGACATTCAGACACTCCAAGAATGGACACTCCACATAGTAGAAGAAAAGTTACTATGGATGACTACGATTGGGCAGACTTGATTGATAATGAAGACAAAGTGAGAATGCTTATTTCTCCACAATCTGAATATGCACTAGCAGGTGCATACGCAATGGGGAGAGCAATGGATGATGCGATCATATCAGCGGCGACAGGCAATGCTTATGGCGGAGTAAGTGGTGGTACTACAGTAGCACTACCTTCTGCACAGAAGATTGTTCATGGATCAGCGAATCTTACAATAGCTAAACTATTAGAAGCTAAAAAGATTCTTGATGCGGCTGAAGTTGATCCAGATGAAGCAAGGTTTTTGATTTGTTCAGCAGATCAAATTCAAGACTTTCTAAATATAGCGGAAGTTAAATCATCTGATTACAATACTATCAAAGCACTAGCACAAGGACAAATTGACACCTATTTAGGTTTCAAATTTATCCGTAGTGAGAGATTAGGGACAGATGCAACACCATCAAGACAGGTTCTAGCATTTACTAAATCAGCAATAGGTTTAGCTGTGGGTGCAGATATTCAAACAAAAATATCTGAAAGAGCAGATAAAAACTATGCAACGCAAGTATTTCTATCTATGACAATCGGGGCAACTCGTATTGAAGACGAAAAAATGGTAGAGATTGCTTGTAACGAGTAATAGGAGGATTATATAAATGGCTTATTCAGTACAAAAAACAAAATGGTCACAAAATAATCCAACTGAAAGGGTAAAAACGAATGAATTTGCTGGTAGAGTTAGAATTGCATACGCAACTTACGAAGCGAGTGCAGAACAATCTACTATTGAAATGTTCAATTTACCTAACGGTGCGAGAATTATTCGTGGCTATTTAGGACATGATGCTTTAGGATCATCTACTACATTATCGGTAGGGTATGCGGCACACACATCTTCAGCAGGGGCAACAGTTGCCGCTGATGTTGATGAGTATAAAACTGCGGCGGCTTCTACTTCTGATGCAGTTACAGCACTTCCAGCAACTATGGCACTTGGTGCTTTTAGTGAATTGGATGCAGATGCTACAGGTGTTCCAGTTACAGTTACTCTTGCAGGTGCTAATGGTACAGGTACTATTAGTCTTGCTATGGAGTATGTAACAGACTAATCATCAAACTAACAAACAAAGCATAGGCGATATAGATTGATTTCTTGTCGCCTATGTGATATTTTTACATAATTATGGCTACAGAAGTTTCTATTTGTTCAAACGCATTAAGAAGATTAGGTGATGATCCAATTACATCCCTAACTGATGATACAGAAAGAGCAAGATTATGTAATTCCTTTTACATAGATGCACGAGATGCAGTTTTAAGATGTCATCCGTGGAATTTCGCTATAACAAGGGCATCTTTAGCCCAATTATCTGATACACCTTCCTATGGTTTTGCATATCAATATGCTTTACCTACAAGTCCATATTGTTTAAGAGTTTTAGGAATGGAATATGCTGATTACATATTCAAAGTAGAAAACTATTCTACTCATGGAAGGGTTTTATTAACAGATGAGAGTACAGCTAAAATTTTATATATTGCTAGGATTACAGATACTGCACAATTTGATCCAATGTTTACGGATGTTCTCACAGCAAAATTAGCTGTAGATTTAGCTTATCCAATAACAAATAGTGCTTCATTACAAACACAAATGCAGAAACTGTATCAAACTAAACTTTCCGAAGCCAGAAGTATTGATGGACAAGAGGGATTTCAAGATGATCTTGTTTCTGATACATTTACTGACTTTAGGAAAGATTAATGGCACGAGTACATCCTTTTCAAACAAATTTTACTGCTGGAGAATTAACACCAAAACTTGCTGGTCAAGTTGATTTTAAAAAATATAATAATGGTGTTGAAACTATGGAAAATCTTACTGTTTTTCCACAAGGTGGTTGTCAAAGAAGAAGTGGTAGTAAATTTGTATGTGAAGTAAAAGATTCAACAACAAATGTAAGATTAATACCTTTTGAATTTAATATTACACAAGCATATGTTTTAGAATTCGGAAATAATTATATAAGATTTTTTAAAGATAACGGACAAATAACTGAAGCAGATAAAGCTATAACAGGTATTACAAAAGCAAATCCTGCTGTAGTAACATCTGCATCACATGGTTTTTCAAATGGAGATCATGTATGGATTAATAGTGTTGGTGGAATGACACGATTAAATGGAAGAAAATTTATAGTAGATAATGTAACAACAAATACTTTTGAATTAACAGGTGAAAATTCTACAAGTTATGATACTTATACATCTAGTGGATATGCTTCTAAAGTTTATGAAATAGCTACAACATACACAACAACTCAAATATTTGAAATTCAATATACACAATCAGCAGATGTTATGTATATTGTACACCCAGATCATAAACCAAGAAAATTAGAAAGAACAGGTCATACATCTTGGACTTTAACAGATGTAGATTTTAAACGAGGGCCTTATTTAGATTCAAATACAGGATCAACAACAATGACACCAAGTGGTACTTCTGGTTCTGTAACAATTACAGCATCTACAAGTACATTTGTTGCAGGTGATGTAGGTAGATTAATAAAAATAAAAGATGGACACGCAAAGATTACAGCTTATAGTTCTGGTACATCTGTAACAGCAACAACAACAGATGATTTTGCTAGTACAAGTGCAGAAACAGATTGGGCTTTAGGTTCTTGGAGTAGTACATTAGGTTATCCTAAAACAGTATCATTTTTTGAACAAAGATTAGTATTTGGTGGATCAACAAGTTATCCCCAAACAGTATGGGCTAGTGAATCTGGATTATATGAAGAATTTGATGCTGGAGATGCAAGTGCCGCAGATGCTTTTATTTATACGATTGCCGCTAATAGAGTTAATGTAATTAGATGGTTAGCACCTGCTAGAGATTTAATTGTTGGAACTGTAGGCGGTGAATTTAAAGTTGGAAGACCAACAGGTGAACCTTTAAAACCAGATAATGTTAATATTGCACAGCAAACAACATTTGGTGCTTATACAACAGCACCTATTCAAATAGGTAATGCAGTTTTATTTGTACAAAGACAACAAAGAAAAGTTAGAGAATTTTCATACAGATTTGAAGATGATGCTTATTTAGCACCAGATATGACTTTATTAGCAGAACATATAACTGATACAGGAATTATAGATGTTGATTATGCACAAGAACCAGATTCTATTTATTGGGCTGTTAGAACTGATGGCACATTAATAGGAATGACATACCAAAGAGAAGAAGATGTTATAGCTTGGCATAGACATATTTTTGGTGGATCAAATAAATTTACATTTAATGGTGCAAGTGATGTAACAGATTATACTACTGATGCTAATAATAATGGATATGTAACAATTTCATCTCATGGATTATCTACAGGTGATGAAGTAGTTTATAGTGCTGGTGGCGGAACAAAAATACCAGAATTAGAAGAAGGTGAAACTTATTATGTATATCGTAGAGATGCTAATACATTAGAATTTGCAGATACATATGACCAAGCTATTGATAGAACAATAAGACAAATAGCAGATGGTGCAGGTGCTAGTCATACTCTTACAGTAAAAGCTAAAATTAAATCAGTTACATCTATAAATCAAACAGAAGAAAATCAAGTATGGTTAGTAGTAGAAAGAAGAATTAATGGTTCAATGGTAAAGTATATTGAATATCTTGATAAAAAACTTAATATGGATTGTACATTACCAGCATTAGTTAATGGTGGAACTACAATAGTAACAGGTTTAAATCATTTAGAAGGTGAATCAGTACAAGTATTAGTAGGAGATGCTGTATTTCCTAATCAAACAGTATCTGGGGGTTCTATTACAGTAACTTTACCTACAAATGCGGCTTATAAGACTATAGAGATAGGATTAGGCTATACATCTAAAATAAAAACATTAAAAGTTGAAGCAGGATCACAAGCAGGTACTGCACAAGGGCGAAAAAAAAGGTATAATGAAGTTATGGTAAGATTATTAAAAAGTGTTGGAGTTACTATAAATGGGGATCAATTACCATTTAGAACATCTGCTACACCTATGGGACAAGATATTCCAGAATTTACTGGAGATAAACGAGTAAGTAATCTAGGATGGGATAGAGAAGGACAAATAGAAATTAAACAAACACAACCCTTACCTATGACAGTTTTGGGTATAACAGGAACAATGGTAACAAGTGATTAAGGAGATTAAATAATATGGGATGGTTTATGCCAGTAATGATGGCAGTAAGTACAGGACTTACTGTTATGGGACACAAACAAAATATAAAAAATATAAAAGCAAATTTAGCTTGGAAAAATTATGAAAGAAAAATTAATGATCTTCATGCAAGAACTGTAGCGGCTAAAAAAGCGGCTAAAACTTTTAGCGAAATGAGAGCAAGTGTTGGTGGAAGTGGCATTCAATTTACAGGTTCACCTTTAATAGTAGCTAATGCGGATTGGAAAGAATATCAAGAAGATTTAATGTGGATGGATCAAGGTATTTTTATTGAGGGAATGAAAGATCAAACAGAAGCAACAAGTTTAATTGCTAGTGAATATTATAAAGCTGGTAATACTTTAATACAAGGAGCAATAGGATATAAAAATTATAAGACCAATAAAGCAATAGCCGAAAAAATGGGTATTACTGTTTAGTGGTTTTTTTAATAAAAGTATGGGATGGAGAAAGTATGATATTTGAAGGTTATAGTAAAAAAATACCAAAAGCTGGTCAAGATTTTAAGGCTTGGACAATAACTAAAGATAAAAATGGTACAGTACAACAAGCATCATTTAGTCCAGCTAGATATAGGATAACTTATGAAAATAAAGAGATATGAGAGTGTAGGCGGTACTAAAATCCAAAGCAATCGTTCTTTATCAACAGGAACGGCTGGAAGTAATGCTATTGCACAAATAGGAACACAAGCAATTAGTAGTGTCTTGCAATATGGTGCTTCACAAAATGCTTTAACAGCAAAATTAAGAAGATTAGAAATCCAAACTAATATTGAAAATGGAACTACAGGTATAACTAATGATACACAAATATTTTTAGATGGAACAAAAGAAAGTAAGTTTTGGTCAACACCAGATGTATGGTTAAAAGAGTATGAAAAAAATAAACCTAAATGGGAAAAGAAATATAAAGAATCTATGGATGAACAATCTTGGAAAGAATTTGAACCTTTTTATAATAGAAAAGTATTTGAACAAGAAGCAAAATTAAGAGAATTAGTATTTGACCAAAAAGTAAATAATGGTGTTACTGCTTTAGAACAATCATCAGTAAGATATGACAATGATTTAGCTACTGCTACATCTAAAATAGCAATAAAATCAGCTTATGAAAATTTTACAAAAATAACATTACCTAGATTTAGTAATCTTTTAATAGGTACAGAACAATATACAGATGCAATAGCTACTGCTGAAAATAAAGCTAATAGTGCATTAATATATTTAACAGCATCAGATGGTGTTATAACAACTGATCCAAACGGAAGAACAGTTAAAGATCATAAAGCTATATTAGCTAACTTAAAAAATCCTAATTATAAAATACTAGATATAAATGGAAAAGAAGTAGGTGTAAAACATCCTGTACGACAAAAATTAATAACAAATGAAGGTACTGCCGCAACTAATCAAGATTCTGTATGGAAAAAGGTTAGATCAGAAAATTCTTTAAATGATTATAAAGAATTTAACAAAGAATTAGTAGCTTTTTTAAATGGTGATACAACAAATATGGATTCATTTTTAGGTAGAGTAGAAAATAATAAAAATTTAGAACCAGATCAAATATCAGCTTTAAGAAACGCATTTAAGACAACACAATCACATATCGCAAGTGGTACATCAACTTGGGACACAGCCGCAGGAATGCAAACAAAAGCTGTTTTAACTTATTTAGTAAATGCTGGTGTGATTGATACAAAATCTGAAATGCAAGTTATTAATAATGCACAGTTAAATGGTTTATTAAAACCAGAAGATGCTACTAAATTAATGGATAATGCAAAGAAATATACTAAAGAAAGAAATAAAATAAAATTAACAATGACAAAGAATGCTGTAACTATGGTGTCTAAAGCATTAAATATTGATAGTAGTTTTATGGACACATTTGAACAAACAGATAAAACAGGTATGACAGGGGCAGAACAGTTTGGTTTATTAATGTCATTAGCAAATCAATCTAAAAATCCTAAAGAAGCATATGAAGCATTGTTAAATATTAATCAACTTTTAGCAGATGGAGAAAGAAAAGGTTTTACTTGGAAAGAAATGCTTTTAGATAAAGGTGGGCCAAATTATATTTTGGATGATATTATTACAGTACATAAAGAAAATATTGATAATGCAAATCTCACAGAATGGACAAAAGGATTAAGTAGTCCAGAAGAAGATAAAAGTGTTAAAATATTAGGAGATTCTTATTTTATTACAGATGATTACTTTACTAATAAAACATCAACAGTAGAAAAAATTGAAATGCCACAAAGAAATGAAGGAGAAACTATTTTAGAATACGCAAAAAGAATAGGTACTATACTTCCTAAAGACAATAATCCATTTTTTGCTTCGTGGGTATCTAATGATATGAGTATAGGTGATTTAGATGTTTCTGGTATTTTAATAAAAAGTACAAAATAAATTATGGCACAATTAACAGCATTACAATTATATCAAGCTGGTTTTTCTGAAAGTCAAATATTAGGTTTTATAAATGACCAAAGAAAAGCATTAAAAGCGGCTGGTTTTACTGATATAGAAATAAACGAACATTATGGAATAGGACAAACACATAGTTCCGCTATAAAACCAGAACATCTATCACCCCCTGTAGAAAATATTTATACCCAACATAATGAATTGGGTAAAATGGATCAAGTAACTAAAAATAATGAAAAGGAAAAAATATTAGATGATAAAGATATCATAGCTAAAAATGCTTTTAATAATGAAAAAATGTTATTTAAGAATTTTGCTATTGAAGATCAAAGAAATATCTTTGAAATGGCTATGACGGCTAGTAAATTATTTAAAGATGATGAAGATGGAAGATTAGGATTTATGGATAATTGGTTATCTACTGCTTATCCATCTTTAGATATAACTAACAAAGATTTTATTAATGATTTAACAGTAGTGGAATCTTCTTTAAATGATATTTACCAAGGTAAAAAAGATAAAGACTTTCATGCTCGTAGTTTAAAAAATAAAATTCTTATAGGTGAGTACCAAGTTGATAAAGCAGTAAAGGAAAAAGAATTAATTAAAGCACAAAAAGAAAAAGAATCAAAAAATCCAGCAATATTACATACTACGGCAACAACAGGTTTTAATACTTATTCATTCTTACAGTTTATGAAAAATGAATATGAAGTAAATGATTTTCAAATGATTTGGTTTAATGAAGCTGTTAGTTTTATATCAGCTATTGAATCAGATAATAGAAATATAATTAATCCTGATCCAAATAGTTCAGCTTCTGGTTTTTGGCAAATGAATAAAGATACAATGAAAACTGCTTTAACAGCTTATGCACGAAATATGCAAAAGTATGATTCTAATTGGCAATTTCCAGAATGGATGGAATTAGCATTTGAACATTTAGATATGACTAAACTTGATCCAGACCAGCAAAGAGCATTAGTTATAGCTAATTTATATAATAGAAAAGGAACAGATGAATTAATTAAACAAATAATGACAGGTGATAGAGAGCAACAATTAAATGCATTAAAAGAATTATATAAAACACATCATTATGCTGGAAAAATATCAAAAAAATTAGAAGAAAGAATAGAAAAATATTTTAATAGTTGGGGAACACCAGATTATGGATATATGCATGGACAATTAGCATTTTGGCCTTCAACAAATGAAGATGGATTTAATAATCCATTTGGTAAAGATAAAGAATTTTTAAAAGAATCATGGAAGTTTTTGACTGATATTCCTTATTATGCCGCAGAAGCCGCAGAAAAATTAGGTATTCCATTAAATAGAGGCCATTACAATATTTTTTCTAATGGCTATACTTTATCTGTAAATGGTTTTATAGATAAATTTCATCAAATATTAAATGAAGACCCAAATATTTCAGTACAAGAAGCCTACCAAAAAGTATTTATGTGGCAAGAACAAAGTTTTGGTAGAGAGATAGCTTCTGGTTTTGTAACAATAGCTAATGATTTTCCTTGGATGGTAGCAGGATGTGTAGGGGCTAATGTAGCCGCATCTGGTGTATATGCCGCAACAGGTGGTACAGGATTAGTAGCATCACCTATTGTATGTGGTGCTGGTGCATTTGCTTTACCAGAAGTTATAAGAGATTCTTATATGAGAGCAATAGATGCTGGTGAAGTAGATAATTTTGATGATTTTTTAAAACACTTTTTTACTCTTAAAACTGCTTGGACAGGTACTAAATCTGCGGCAGTAGGGGGTGCAACATTAGGAGTAGGTAGTAAAGTTACAAAAGTAGTTGGGCCAAAATTAGGTGCAGGTACAATAGGAGCAAAAGGTGCATATGTAGCAAATAAAAATGCAAGTATGTTAGCAAAAAGTGGAACATTAACTGCAAGAGTAGGTTCTGAAGTTACAACAATGGTAACTTTACAAAGTTTATTAAATGGTCATGTTCCTACTAAAAAAGATTTTGCTCATGCGGCTGTTATGATATTTGGTATTCATGCAACAGTAAAAGTAGGTAGTAATGCTATGGGTACAATGAAAGGTATCTATAAAAGATTTGGAATACATCCTAAAAATATAGTTGAACTTACTAAAAATAATCCAAAAGCAAGAGATCAATTAGCAAATGGTATTGTTCCAGATGAAGTAAATGCTTTAGCTACACAGCTAATGAAAAAAGCAGAAGAAACTACTAATAAAAAAGTATTACCTATATCTAAATATAAGAATAATGAAAAGGTAACTACAAATAATGGTGAAGAAGTTATTGTTGTTGGTAAAGAAGTGCAGAATGGAAAAAGTGTTTTAATAGTTAAACAGCCAAATGGATTAAAAACACCTATACTAGAATCAGAAGTAAGAAAAATAAATAATGAAAATATAGAAATCAAAATAAACAATAACAAAAAAATAGAAGTTAATGAAACTGTAGATAAAGATTTTGTTAAAAGACAAGAAAATGGTGAATTTAGTAAAGATATTGTTGAAGTAACTAAAGATGAAACAGGTATTCATATAAAAGATTTTGATGGAAAGATAAATAAATCTACCCCTTTACAAGCAGTTAATGATGTAGGAGGAAAAATTAAAATTACTTCTGTAGATAATAAAGCATCTGCTAATCCTTCAATGTTAGTTATTAATAAATACTATCCTAAACTAGCAAAAGTAATTCAATCTTCAAAAGAAACAAGAATGGAAGGTAAATTTAAAACATCTAAAGATATAATTGACCATGTTTTTAAAGGATTAGATAAATCATATAAAAAAATATCTATTGTTTTTGGTATTAAAAAAGGTGAGTTAGTTAATGCTGATACTTTAGTAGGAAGAATAGGAAAAGAGTATGTTTCCTTTTCACGAAAAGCATACAATGAATTAATCAAATTTACTGATGTAGATGGTAAAGTAAAAAATGCAAAATTAGTAGCTAGTGATCCTAGTAAACCTATAGTGTTTATACATCCTAAATCTAGTGAACCTATCGGTATATTAATGACAAGAAAAATTGATGGGGAATTAAAAACACAAGCACATACTTATTTTAGAAATCATAAGATTAAAGAAGATATGGATGGGATGCACTATGATCGTGTTAATAGTACAAGAGATGGTAATAATTTTGAAGTACCCCTAGATGAATATACATCTAGTAGAGCAGAACAAGGTTATAAAGATGTAGCTTGGAAAAGAATCTATAATAATGCAAAAGGTATAGATTTAGATTCTATGGTAGATTTAGTAGAAATTTTCATAAAAAAATCACCTGAAATTAAAAATCTTTCACCTAGATTAAGAGGCTTCTTTCAATTTAAAGGTAAAAAAGCACCTAGAGTAGTTATCGCTAGAAAACTACAAGAAATGCCAGAAAAGTTATATATGGTTTTTGCACATGAAATTGGGCATATGATAGATTATCTACCTAACAAAACTTTAGCAAGAGGTAACATACTTGGTTCTATGGCTACTCTTAAAAAAATGATGAATGAATGGATAGATGGAAAGAATGATGGTGCTAGACCTTTGGATATAAAAGAAATTAATGCTCTTAAAAAGAAAGCAAATGAAATAGCTAAAAAATTAGAGAAGGAAACAAATAAAGAAATAGGTGAATTAAAAATTACACCAGAAACTATATTAAAAATATTTAATGATGCTAAAGCAAGAGAAAAGATACCACCAGAATTTTATGATGCATTTGCTAAATTAGGAGAATCTATAAAAAGACAAGTAGTTAAAGATGCTATGAAGGGATTAATGTCCCATCATATGAAAGCAATAGCAGATAAAATTAATGGTAAGAAAGTTGATCCTAAACTTACTGATGAAGCATACAAAATATTCCAAGAATTATTCCAAAAGGAAATCAAAGAAAGAGGACTTGTAAATAAAGAATGGATTATGCAAGAATTAAAATCTTTAACACATAAATGGAAACCTTTTAATCCTAAAGGTGATCCTGTTTATACAAAATACAGATACTCTCCAAGAGAATTATTTGCAGACTTTATGATGGCTTGGTTATTAAAACCAAAATGGGTTGCTTTGCATACACCTAAATCATTTGAATTATGGGTTAATTTTATTGAAAGAAAACCAGCACTTAAAAAATTATATGAAGATATACAAATTGATTTGAATGCTGGAAAAGAAACAAAAATATCTAAAATAATAGCTAAAACAACTAAAGAGTTTAGAGATTCTAATGAAACTATTATGGACACAATCAAAAATCTTTTTAAAAAGGATTGGGTAGATATATTTCATGGAGAAGTTATTGATACAATGGGTTTCTTTTTCAGAAGAAATAATGCTATGAAAGGTTGGTATAGTAGATGGCATAGTGAACAAGCTAAAGATTTAAACATATCTATAGAAAGATTTAGATACAGACATTCTCAATTAAAAAGATACGCAGATGATATGATTTATTATGTACTAGACCCTATTCTAAATCTAGGTCATAATATTAATGAGTTTGGTGTAGGATTATTTTTAAGAAATCTATATGAAAGTAATCAAAGAAAGAATGTAATTACTAGAAGATTTTTTAAGTTAGATGAAAAAGTAGAAGCTGAATTACTTAAAAAATTTGAAGGACAATCAATAGAAGCTGTGTGGGAATACTGGGCAAAACAATATCCAGATTTAATTCCTTTAATGGATAAGTTTTATGAAATAAGACAAGCTAAAATTATAGCTGAATTAGAAAAATCACAGACATTACCACAAGAAACTATTGATTTAATGAAATCAAATCATCAATATATTACTTATGATGTAGTAAAACATTTATTAAAAAGATTACAAAAATATGGAATTAATAAAATAGCTACTTCTTTCATTGGTAAAACACAAGGTACATTTAGTATGATTAGAAATCCATTTGAAGCAACAGTAGAAAAAGATATGATTCTTTTAGCTGAAGCTAAAAAGCATGTTGTTTTACGAGATATGGTTGCATGGTTAAAACAAAATAAAGAAATTTTTGAAACATATGAATTTTTAGGACAAGGAAATAAAGCTAGTAAACTTATTGATAAAATGGAAACGAAGTTTCTTTTACCAAAAGATCAAAAAGGTAGAATTATAGTTAAACCTACAAAACAACAATTAAGATTAAGAACAAAACCACCAGAAGGTATGGAACAAATATCTTACTTTGATAAAGGTGAATTAACAACTTATTGGGTAAATAAACAAGCTACTAGAATGTTTAGAGAAAATCCTTGGCAAATACAATTAGTGGCGGCAGTTATGACTAATCTTACAGGGCCATTTAAAAAATTATTTACAGAATATAATCCTGCTTTTTGGCCTGTAAACTTTAGTAGAGATTCTTTTAATACTATAAGATTATTACCTAATGCTAGATTTTTTGATTTTAAAAATGGAGGTAGAAATTCTTGGTTAAAATATTTAGCAAAAGGTTTTGTACCTACAGTTAAATCTGTTTATGGTAGAGGAACAAAATTTACAAGATGGATGGAACAACAAAATATGTTGATTGATATAACAGAAGGTCATAGAGGACAAGCTGGTGAAGCGGCGGCTAAAAGATTTATGGATGCTGAACAGTATCAATTAGAGTTATTTTTGAGAAAATTTAGATCAAATAAAATGGTATTAAAAACTAAATTTAATAAAAAAGAAGGTACATGGGAAGTAAAACGAGGGACATTATCAGAATTATGGCATGAAATATTTGGGGATAATGGTTTATTTGGGCATTTAGGTTTAATGGCAAGAATAGCTGAAAGATGGCCAAAAGTAAGTGGTGGTATGTATTTAGTTGATGCTGTTAAAAGAGGTGAATTAAAAATGGATGTAGGTGAAATGATGATTAGAGTTCAAGAAGATGTAGGTTCACCTTCGTTTTTAAGACAAGGTGGTGCTAATATGATTGTTAATACAGGTTTAATATATTCAAATGCAATGAAAGAAGGTTGGAGAAGGGAATTTGCAAGATTTAGAGAATCACCTTTTTCTTATATGGGTAAATTTTTCTTTTATAGTGTAGTACCTAAAGTTATGATGAAGGCTATGCAAATAGGTGCTTTAGGTTCACCATTAGCTTTACTTTATTTAGGTGTTAAACAATATGATATGGAAAATTATATTGTTGTTCCTTTAGGCACAACAAATGATGGCAGAACAGTTTATTTAAGAATACCACAAGATGAAACTGCAAGAATGTTAAGTTCTTTAGTTTGGATGGAAATGAGCCGACATTTAGATGATGAAGATGTAGTAGGAAAAAAAGAACCTTGGACAGCAATGTTAAAATATTTAGCAGGTAATTTTCCACAAAAAGCACCTTGGCTAGATTTGATAGGTCAAGTTCTTTCTGCGTGGAAAGGAGTAACACCCCATGATGATTGGTCTGGTCAAAAAGCAGTTCCATCTGTTATAGATGCTATGAAAGATTTAGATGATAATTCAGTTTATAATAAAGAAATGTTTAAATGGTTTATTAATAGTTATACAGGACAAGGTTTTTATAAGTTTAAAACTTATGAAGACACAGTTGAAAAGGCAGGTATTGAAACTGAATTAGAAGAATTATTAGGTTTTCCTATTGTTGGAACAATATTAAGTAGATTTATAAAAATTGGTAATCATGCTGGTTCTGGTAAACTATATAGTGCTTCTACAGCTTATGATGCTTATTCAGCAAAAGTTACTTATGATGCTAAAATGGCATTATCAAAAATTTTAAATGATAAAGGACATGAAGTTACAGAAATAGAAATGAAAGCATTAGCTGAAAAAATGCCTGATTGGGGTAAAAATAGTTCAATGATGGAAACTTTAATTAGATTAAAAGGTGGAAACGAAATAATTGCACAAATAATAGGAGAAAATGATATAAAAAAAAGAGTATGGCTTGTTAGTAAGTATATTGAATGGGCAAGAAAAGTAGGTATAGATGTTCCAGAATAGAAGAATATTCCTATTGAGAATAAGAAATAACAATGATAATATATAGAATATGACAATATCAACAACAGTAATTAAAAATAGTTATAGTGGTAATGGCAGTAATGATACTTTTGCATATACATTTAAGATTTCAGCAAATGCTGATATGCAAGTTATTATCCGTGCATCTACAGGCACAGAAACTGTAAAAAATTTAACTAGCCATTATACAGTAACTGGAGCAGGTAGTGCAAGTGGTGGAAATGTAGTATTTACTTCTGGTAATATACCAACTGCTACTGAAACAGTAGTATTAAGAAGAAATACAACTCAAACACAAGCAGTAGATTTAGTAGAAAATGATCCTTTTACAGCAGATAGTGTTGAAGGTGCATTTGATAAAAATTTATCTATAGCACAAGAATTACAAGAACAAATAGATCGTTCAATTAAAATATCAAGAACAAATACTATGACAAGTACAGAATTTACAAATTCTGCTACTGATAGAGCAAGTAAAATTTTAGCATTTGATACTAATGGAGAATTATCGGTAACAAGTGAATTAGGTTCTTATAAAGGAGATTGGGCTACAGCTACTGCATTTGCGGCAAGAGATATAGTTAAAGATACATCTAATAATAATATTTATATTTGTAATACAGCACATACATCAAGTGGTTCACAACCAATATCATCAAATACAGATGTAGCTAAATGGGATTTATTAGTAGATGCGGCATCAGCAACTACATCACAAACTGCGGCGGCATCATCTGCAACAGCGGCGGCGGCTTCAGCTACTACAGCATCAACACAAGCAACCAATGCTTCAAATTCTGCATCAACAGCATCAACACAAGCAACTAACGCATCTAATTCAGCATCTGCGGCGGCAACAAGTGCTTCAAATGCTTCTACATCAGAAACTAATGCGGCGAGTAGTTACGATAGTTTTGATGACAGGTATCTTGGTAGTAAATCATCTAATCCATCTGTAGATAATGACGGAGATGCATTAGCAACAGGTGCTTTATATTGGAATTCATCAACTAATCAAATGTTTAGTTATACAGGTTCAGCTTGGGTAGCAATTAAACCTACAAGTTCTGAACAAACAGCAATTAACAATGCGGCTACTAATGCTACTAATGCGGCTAATTCAGCAACAGCGGCATCAAATAGTGCTACAGCGGCATCTTCTGCACAAACTGCGGCAGAAACAGCTAAAACAGCGGCAGAAACTGCTAAAACTGCGGCAGAAACTGCGGCAGATAATTTTGATGATACTTATTTAGGAGCAAAATCTAGTGATCCGTCAGTAGATAATGATGGTGATGCTTTGACAACAGGAGATTTATATTTTAATACATCAAGTAATAATCTAAAAGTATATACAGGTTCAGCATGGGAAAATGCGGCCATTAGTACAAGTGGTTTTGCAACAACAGGTCTTTCCATTGCAATGGCGGTGGCTTTATAGTAATATGAAAAAAGGAGGGTAAATATATATGGCACAAAATTTTAGAAATCAATTAACACATACAGCCATAGGTACATCTTATACAGATATACTTACACAAGTAGATTCTTATGATACTGTTGTGGGCATTCGTTTAATTAATACACACGCATCTTCTGCTATAACTGTAGATGTAGCTGTAGAAAATAGTAGTAATGATACTGAATTAATTAAAAATGCACCTATCCCAAATGGTTCAAGTTTGGAATTAATTGACGGGGGATCAAAAATAATTTTAAAAAGTGGAGATAAAATCAAAGCTAAAAGTAATACTGCTAGTTCATTAAAAGCTGTTGTCAGTTATATTGATGCTATTAGTACATAGGAGGAAATTTGGGATATTTAGGAAAACAACCAAGTGCAGTACCTTTAACATCAGATGATATAACAGATAATATCATAACATCATCAAAGATTGTTGATGGTGCTATAACAGGAGATGATATTAATTCTACATTTAATATTGGCTCTAAAACAGTTACATTACCTGCGGCTAGTGTTACAGCACACGCATCAGATTATATTGACTGGCAATCAGTAGTTACTGCTTCAACTTTAACAGCAGTAGCAGGAAAAGGTTATCCGATTAATACAACATCAAATGCTTGTACTGTTACATTACCTGCTTCAGCTTCAGTTGGAGATACAATTAAATTTGTAGATTATGCTAGAAACTGGGGAACTAATGCAGTTACAATAAATCAAAATTCTTTAAACTTTCAAGGATATACAAGTCCAAATCCTGTATATAATACAAATGGACAATCAGTAACTCTAACTTATGTAGATGTTACAAAAGGTTGGCTACCAACTGTTGATGATGATGTAACAGATGAAGTACCACAAGTACATACTGTAGAATGGTTAGTTATCGCTGGAGGTGGAACAGGATCAACAGGTTATCGTTCAGGTGGCGGAGGAGCAGGAGGATATAGAAATTCTTATGCTTCCGAAACATCTGGTGGTGGTGGTGCAAGTGAAACAGCTTGGACATTTCCTGAAGGTAGTGGAACAGTTATAACAGTTACAGTAGGAGCTGGTGGTAATAATCCAACTACACAACAAATAGATGGTACTAATGGTGGTAATAGTTCAATAGCCGCATCTGGTCAAACAACAGTTACTTCAACAGGCGGTGGAGGTGGCGGTCATCACCACAGTTCCGCAGGTGATCCACAATCAGGAACTTGGGGTTCTGGTGGTGGTCGTGGACATAAAGATGCAAATGTAGCTGACCCTAACAATGGAACAACTAATCAAGGATATTCTGGTGGTGGAATTGAAAATTATACTGGTTCTTCTCCTCATTATTATGTAGGAGGCGGAGGTGGCGGTTCTGGTTCTATTGGTGTTAAAGGTGGTGCAGCAAATGTTTATAGTGGAGATGGTGGACAACCCACATCTTCTTCAATAACAGGAACAGCAGTTAAACGAGCAGGAGGCGGAGGTGCTGGTGGATATTATTCATCTACAACTTACGCAGACGAGGGTAGAGGTGGCGGTACAACTGTAACAGCAGATAAAGGTGGTGCTGGAGATGGAGGTACTGACCATACTTCTCCTTTACAAGATGGAGAAAATGCAAGTGCGGCTTCTGATGGATATAATTCTGGTTCTGGTGGCGGTGGTTCTGGTGGAAACACAACTGCTGGTACAGGAGATGGAGATGATGGAATTGTTATTTTAAGAGTTCCAACATCAGAATATTCTAGCACAACAAGTGGTTCACCAACAGTTTTAACAGATGGTGCTTACAAAGTTTTAGTTTTTCAATCAAGTGGGAGTTACACATTAAGTAGTTAATAATATGGCAAGATTCGCAAAAGTAATAAATAATAAAGTAATAGACATTATAGTCGCTGAACAAGATTTTATTAATACACTTTCAGATAAAGATTTTTATATTGAATGTGGAATAAACAAAGAATATCCAGCACAAATTGGTGGTATCTATGATGGGATTAAAAAGATTTTTATTTTACCTAAACCGCATAATAGTTGGATTTTAAATAATACAACTTCAAAATGGGAAGCACCAACACCAATGCCTGATGATGGAAAATCGTATGGTTGGGTTGAAGAAACAACTTCTTGGGAGGAAATAATATAATGGCTTTAACAAGAATAGGAAATAGTGCAGTACCTTCTGGAGCAGTAACACAGCATGTTACAGAAACAGATTTACAACCAGTTAAATCAGATATTTCAGCTTTAGCTTTAAGAGAAGCTACTAATGAAAGTTCTGCGGCTTTTAATTTACCAAATCAATTTATAGATACTTTTACAGACGATACGAATTTAGGAACACAAACAAATGTTGATAGAACAAGTGGTTATATTTCTTCTATAATTCCAGGCACAGGAATTGATAGTAATACTGTATTAATGATTTCATCTAACACGACTGATGGCAGTACAACTTTTACAGATACTTCTCTAAATGCTATGACAGGTTTTGTTTTAGCTGGGAGTACACATCACGATACAGCTTACAAAAGATTTGGTACAAGTTCTATTAAATTTGTAAGTAATGGAGATAGATTAACTACACCTGATTTGGCGGCAAATGACCCACAAGTTACTACTCCAACGACAGGAGATTTTACAGCAGATTTTTGGTTAAGAGGTCAAAGTGGTGCTGGAGATAGAATATTTAGTATTGGCTTACACAGTAGTAGTTGTCCAAGATTTACTTATGCTTTTAATGGTACTGCTGGTTCAGCTTCTTCAGTAAATTTTTATGGTTACAATGGTTCATCTTGTACTAATGATACTACATCAGCTTCTACCTATGATAGTCAAAGTGCGACTTATACTGATGGTTGGTCGCATCAATACATAATGAGAAAAGGTAGTAATATGTATTGGGGACAAGATGGAGTTCAAAAATATATTTTCACTTTTTTAGGTAATCAAGATATGCAGTATGGCACAGGAAAAATTGGATTAGGTTATAGGTCAGGAAGTGCTGGAGAAGATTTAACAGGTTGGATTGATGAATTTAGATATTCAAATATTGCAAGATATGGAATAGGAAGTAATGGAGATACAATTTTTACTCCTGAAACAAGTGCTTATACTGGAGAAGTAGCAAACGCAACAGGTACACTAATTCAATCAGCTAATGCTGTTGGTTCAGCTAAAACAAAAGTTGGTGGAACAATGCTTTACAAAGACAACGAAGGAACAGCAACTTTAGGAACAGATTTAAAAATATACTTTACTTGTAATGGTGGTTCAAATTGGACAGAAGCATCAAGCTATACTGCAATTACACCAGTTTATTCTACAGGAATTAAACAAGTAAGATTAGGAGAAACGACTTGTACTTCAGGTACAGATGTTCGTTACAAAGCAGTTTGGGCTAATCAAGCAAGTGGTTCAAAAGAAACACAATTACACGGAATAGGAGTTAATTACTAATGCCATATGTAGGAAGATCATTAAATACAGGTGAGTTTAAAGTTATAACATTATCAGAAAGTTTTGATGGTAGTAGAGTTGATTTTACTATGTCAGAATCTGTTGGTAATGTTAATCAATTAATTGTTATATTATCGGGTGTAGTTCAACATTGGACAGATGCATTTACTGTATCTGGTACTACTCTTACATTTAGTTCAGCACCAGCTAGTGGAGAAACAATTAAAATATTAAAATTAGGTGATACAAATGATATAGGTGTACCTTCTGATTCTTCTGTAACAGCAGATAAATTAGCAAGTACATTAAATTTATCTTCTAAAACTTTAACATTACCTGCGGCTTCAGTTACAGCTCATGTAACTTCTTATGACGATAACAAATTACAAAGCAATATAGCTTTATTAGGATTTAAAACTGCTGTGAATGGCAGTTTAGCAAAATACAATTTACAAGACCAAATCATTGATGAATACACAGATGCTACAGGAGT